ACTGCATCGGAGCTTCCGTCAACTTCTGTCTCAATTCCTTCAATTTCATTTGTTTCTACTTCTGGTGTTAATAGTGAAGACGCAATTTCTACTTTCTTTACTTCTAATGCATCACTAACACGAGCAGCCATTGCAGAATCAAAAGCAGCTTTAAATGCTTCTTGATCACCAGCAACAGCAGCATTAACTAAATCGATCGTTTCCATAATTATCTCCAATTATTATTTAGTAATTTGAGCATTAAATGCTTGGTCAATGCCATTTGCTGATTGCGCTTGCGGCGCAGCAGCAATTTGAGGAGCACCACCAACAGCAGGAGGAGCAACTGGAACTTCTGGTTCCATTGCTTGTTCTTCTGCCAATTCCTTTTCCATTCTCTCAATGCCTTCTTCGTCAAAATGTAGGACATGTTTCTTGACCCATGCTTTGGAGAAATAAGTTCCAACATATGGATCAATTTGTGTCATGAGTTGTAGTCTTGCAGCCATTAATTCTGCTTCTTTAAGTTCCATAAAGTTATTATCTTTAAGGAAGTCATAGTGAATGGTCTCTTTAAGTTTCTTCCATTCATCAACAGAACAAATGCCCTTGAGTGCTAATTGTCGTTCCATTAACTCATCAAACAGAGTACTAAAACGAGCACGAATACGATCAATGAACTTACTGAACTTTAGTTCGTCTCTTGTGATTTCTGTTGATCGACCAAGAGTAAATCCAGTCTGTGACTCTAAGCGAGATGCAGGAACATTTAATGCTTTATAAAGTTTTTGTTCGAAATACTTAACATCAGCCAACTCGCCAAGATTTTGTCCTGCTGGTAGAGTGGTGATTTCTGTAGACTTACCTTCGCCGCGACGAGGAATCCAAAAGTCTTCCATCATCGACATAAACTTACGATCGTCTTTGACTTCACCAGTGGCTGAGTCATATACAACCTTATTGCGGAACTTTGTCATAATATCGCGCAGATATTGTTCTGACTTGACTTTAGGCATATTGCCCACATCAATATAGAATACTCTTCTTTCTGGTGCGCGCGATAATCTATAAATGACAACAGCGTCCTCAACCATTCGGAGCTGGTTGAGGGGCTTTATCGCTTTGTGAAGGTACGATAGAACGAGTTGTCTCTTGGCATCCATAAGACCAGAATTGATATTGACAATTGCATCAGTTGCAATCTTTACGCCAGCATCTGCCGCTGACGAGACCATATTCTGACCTTGAGTGGTTGCTTTCTCATTGAACACATAGAATTCTTGTACGCCTTGTACAACTTCAATTCCTGTTCTTTGATCTTTTTTCTTAACGACACTACGAACTTTTTTAATTTTTCGTGGGTCGATATAAACTAATTCTTGAATGCCGAGTCTTGGTTGTTTTTCGTCAATTAAGACTTGGTAGAATAAACGACCGTCAATATACCATTGACGGAAAATATCTTGACCTGAGTTTGAGAAGTCAAGCATACGAAGAACTCCTTCAAATTCTTCGCGAATCATATCTTTAATCTTATCTGGCTGCTCTAGATCATCGAGTATAATTGTAACAGATTTGCCAGTTAAATCGTGAACAATTGCTTCATTTACAACATCGTCAATCGCAGCCTCTAATTCTGGCTGCATAGCCATCTCACGATAACGACTAATTAAATCGTTTTCGTTTTTAAAGCTGGCTTCAAGATCAAGGTAGGTTCCAAAATAACCACCAGCCGTGACAGTAAGTGCACCATCATCATTGACTGGAGTTGCAACTTGAGGCTGAAGTTGTACTTCAGGTTTTTTGCGTAGGATTTCGAATCCGAATAGATTTATTGCCATTGTATCTCCATCATATAAAAAGGGGGGAGCTGAACTCCCCCCTTATACCAATCATTAAGCGAATAATCCGCCTGGAAGCGTTGAACGACCAGGTACGGCAACATCGCGTGTTTCCCAGTACTGATATTGGAAAGTCACTGAGAATTCTTCGATTGCATCATTTGAACCCCAATCGAGGTCAATTGCAGCAATATCGACAGGGAACATACCAACGAACTTATACTTCTTGATTGGTGAACCACCAGCCTTTGAGTATTGATACACTTCAGCGTCAGCAGCATATTGCTGTGTCGTAAGTGCAGCACGAAGGTTTGTTACATTGTCATTGATTCCGCGGATCCATGATTCCATGGCATTGCGGATAATAAAGTCTTCATCGTTAATAATCGTAACTGTCCAATCAGCGAAAGTGCGATTGCCAGCAACTTTTACTTCGCGACCGAAGTAGTTTACTGGAACGCTTCCAAGTGTTGAACCTGGAAGCTGTGCAGTCTTGACCATAAATGTAGACTTTACTGATGCCGATGCTCTAGCCGTCACATATGAAGGGAAGTTTAGTCGCACTTCAAACAGATTAGGGCGAGCGCCATCACCACTCAACTGTGTACGAAATTGATTTACATTAAATGGCATTGTTTTCTCCTGAGCCTATACTCTATTTATTAGAAGCGACCAACGATTTCATCGAAGGCAACACCAGTGCGGACAGCAACAAAGTTCAACTGGATAAAGTTGATTGACTTGGCTGGCTTGATGTAGATATCGCCAATAAACTCGTTGCGATCAACAACTTCTGGAGTATTATTTGTTTCGTCACAAACAACACGGAAGTCATAGATACCGCGACGACCCTGTACCAATCTCAAGAATGGTTCAACAAGATTTACGAACTGAGCGCGAGTAAATTCGTCGTTGAACTCGAAGAGGCTGGCTCGTGCAGCACGAGCAATTGCCTTCTCAAGAACGATAAAGAGACGACGAACATTAATGCGATCGAATGCGCTTGGCTTGCTTTGTAGTGTCTTATCACCAAAGAGGACAGTGCCTTCTCCTGGGAAAGATACAACTGGGTTTACGCCATTCTTATAGAGAGTGTCTCTTTGTGCTTGATTTGGATTAAATGCAAGTTTTACGACATTCTTCAACTGACCGCGATTGAATCCAGCTGGTGAGAACCATGGATCACGATCAGCGTCTGTACGAGCGCAGAGACCAGCAAGATCGCCATTACATGGAATCCAACGGTAGGTATCGTTATACTTGTCGTACTGATACTTCCAGTTGCTATCCATGATAGCGAATGATGTTGAAGTTAGATTGTTACGGAAGTTGACAACTGCAGTCACTGGGTCAGCAGCTTGAACATTTGCAAGCATTGGTGACACGAAGGCAACGCAGTCTCTACGACCAACTGCTAGGGAAACAACATTTGCTGCAAGAGTTTCGTCTGCTGAACCAGCCATTACGAGGCTGATATCAACATTATCTGTTGAAGCAAATTGAGCATATGCAGTTTGCACATTACCAGTTGTTGGTGTTGCATCAGTACCACGAATGAAGCTGACGCCATTTAGATTTTCACCAGCGAAGGCATGAGTTGCATTTGCCGCAACACCCCAAGTTGAGTTGTTTGGACCCATTGCATAGATGTAGCGAGAATTGACATAAAGGACATCACGGTAGTAGAGTGATTCGCCAGTTTCACCTTTAGCATTTGTTGCCTTAGAGACATTAGCAAATCTTTCGATGACCGTGTTTGGTGTTCCTGTGATCAAACCATCTTCGTCGATAACCGCAATATGCATTTCATCATTTGCGTCGGACTTATGATTTGCAGCAACAAAGGTTGAAGTTCCTGGAGCGCCATCAAAGAATGGAGCATATGTCCATGTCGTGAATGCTGATGTATTAGCATTGGCACAGACGGCAACCTTTAGAGAGTTACCGAGAGCACCAGGATAGCGAGCAGCAAAAAGAATATTTGAGTTTGCTGCTGTAAAGAAAGATTGGAAGTAGTGATCTTCGCTTCTTACCTTCACATTTGATGTGAACGAACCTGATGCCACATTAAGAGCAAGAGCAGAGTTGAGTGTTTCAGCGTCTGAACGAGAAACAAACAAGCTGTTGCTGTATGACAAGAAGTTTGCAGCAGTAAAGAAGGTAAGAGCAGTCGTTGAATCTGGTTTACCGTATAGTTCAACGAGTTGATCTTCCGAAGAAACTTGTCTTAGAAGGTCGATTGGACCCCACTGAAACGCGCCAGCGATCGCGCCAGTGGATGTGGAAATCGATGGGACAACTGTTGTTGCATCAATTTCTGATACATTCACGCCTGGAGATACTTGAAAAGCCATGTTTTTGCTCCTGTTTTGGAGATAAAGAAACTTACGAGTTATTTAGTATTTTGGGTTTTTTAACGCTCAATTACATCCCACAAAGCACCATCTGCAACAAATCGTCGATCTGGATTATCAACATCCACATGCCCTGCAAGGAAGGTTGGTAATGCTTCTTCTTCAATTTGTCTCAATTGATCCTCGTGCAGCTTCTGTTTGATGTTTGTGTTTGTCATATCAGCAAAAAATTGTTGATTCGTCATCCACGAGAACAAAACAAGGCACATTACAAGGTCATCATGACTTCCTTCTTCAGCCTCAAAACTACCACCCTTTGCGATAAAGGTAGAGAGCTCTGAGATCACATCAAAATCTTGAATAAAAATCTTCTGTCCTTCAACTAAATTCTTAAGAATAGAGCAGCCGAGCCTCTTAACCGACTTTGTGGTTCGTATCCCACGCTGAGATCTATTTCCATATCCCCAAGTAAGAGCAATTTTTCCCTTTAGGTCGACTGTAGAGAGGATATTCTCATACTCATAGTCTTCAAAAAGTGAGTCAGTAATTTGTTGCCCATTGTCATTAATTTCTACAAGAACCTGAGCCTGATTATAATAATCTGCAATCTGCTTAATGATCGATGGATAAACCAATGGGCT